TGTGGTACGTCAAGCTCAACGTTGGAATACACCTTTGCATACTTGTCGTCACTGGGCAACACTTGATTTGGACCTCGTGCACATGCCTCTATCCTCGCGAGCACTGCACCTTCCGGTTTGGTGTCATCGCGAAAGACATAGTATAGCCCAAGTGTTGCTCCACCAATCGCAGCAACAGTGGTCAGAATCGTTTGCCAGGATGTCTTCTTCAGCTTATCCTTGGCTTTTCGCAGAATATCGCTACTTGCAGTCATTCCTAGAGATACAATCTCATGGATGCGTTCACGGTAGGACTTCTTACAGACCACAAAGGAAGGATCTCCATCCTCAGGCACCACCTTTTCGGTAACCAATTGCCTCGGATGCCAATACGCTTCAAGAAACGCTTGCTGACTTTCTTCTGTGTGAGGAAAGGGAGTGAACTCCCCAGCCTCGGGAAGAAGGCCATCGCCATCAATCTCAACAGGATCGGGCGAGGCAAGAACATCCAGCTTCTGCTTGACGGAATCCAATTTCATTTTTTCCTCTTGCATCTCCTTGCGAACATCATCTTCGCCTCTCCGCTCCTTCACACATCGTGCACAAATCAGCATATGCTTTCCTTTAGCATCCTTTAAGCAACAAAACATAGGATGTTTTTTGCAATGCGGCTGCTTATGCATGTCTGAGGAAGCCTCCACAATGGCTTTTTGCCTGGCAAAATGCCTAGGTGCCGTCGTGGCCAAAAGATCCACAAATCCAAAGATATCCAACAATCGGTCCTTGAAGACGGGAACCGCATCCCACCTATCAGCAAGCAAATCACTTTCGCTTCGGGTAATGACAATCTCATTAACTATCAGATCCCAAATGTCAGGGTGTGTCATACCTGCATACCGTGGATGAATCGATCCATTCACATCTGTACACTCTTCTCGCAATGTGACATCAACGACAAACGAAAATCTCCTCATGATTGACGCAGGATTCACAGAAAAATATGAAGCTCCTAGGTCGAGGGTGTTCGTTGTGGCAATTACAACCTTGGCTCGGATGTCATTCTTTCCTTTCTTATCAGCTTCAGCGTTCAGAGCACAACAATGCATACTATTGATAAACTGAATGAGGATGAAGAGAGGATTCGACTCGGCTCTCTCAGGTTTTGTATTTCCCATGTCATCAAAAATCACACATATGTGCTGGGATCGGTACTCCGATTGATACTTATCATTTCCATTCAATGTACAGGTATACTCCTCCCCTTGCGGGAAGTTGCAAGCCTGGCATATGGTATGGTTCGCAATATTCGAAAGTGCCGTTTTCCCAACACTAGAGGGACCACGAAAGAGGAGAGCAAAAGGCTGCTCTCTCGATCCATGGGAGTGCCAGTGCGATTGAACATCATTGCACAGCTTATCCAAGCGGATCATACGTTGAAGCATTTCCTTCTGCATTGCCTTATCTGTGGTTCTGTCCTTCACAGCGGCGTGTGCTTCGACTGTTTTCATCACATAGACAAGCATATCAGCTTCCGATTTGATGCCATACAACTCAAAATTTTGCTCCATCATGCCAGAAATATTCTTTGAAATCATATCACAAGAATTTCTGTACATCACATCCAATTCCACTCCATCCGAGTCACTGAAAAGCAAGCCCCAATCTCCTGTAGAGACTGCAGGTATCACCGAATCAGCCATCCAATCAAGCG